TTAACCCATTCTAATAATGATCGTTTATTATTAATTTCTTCACCAATTATAGAAGTTCTAATTATAGTAGCATTACATAATTCACCCAATGATTTAGATAAACCATAATCATTTATTTCATCTTGAATTGAATTTTCATTATAATTACCATCTTTTCCTGAAAAAACACAATCCGTGGTTATATGTATCATTTTAGAGTTATATTTATCACATAATTGACTTAAAATAACAGGGAATAAAGAATTAATAGTAAAATAAAGTTTAGTGTTTAATCCTCGTTGTTTTGATGATTGTGGAATAACTCCAGCACAATTAATAACAATATCATTTGTTGATATTTTTTTATTAATTAATAAATTATCTAATGAATTGATTGATAACTTATTTAAATCATAATCTTTTCTTGTTAAAGGAATAATTTCATATTTTTTAGATAAAAATGATTTAACATAATTACCAAGCATTCCATTGGAGCCAAAAATAAATATTTTCATTGTATATAATATATATATTGAAAATATTTTTTATAATCATTTATTATAATGAATATTAAAGTAATAACTGGTTTATGTGGTTCTGGTAAATCTTTTTATTGTAAAAATAAAGAAAATGTTATTGTATATGATGAAATTTATTCATATCAAACAAATGATTTTGATAAAAAAAAAATTAATAATATATTAAATAATTTAGATAATAATTCAATTGTTTATTTAGATGCTTATAATAATAATTTAATAAATTTTATAAAAGAAAATTATAATATTTCAAGTATTGATTGTGTTTTACTTTATACTGATTTAGATGATTATTATGACTGTATTGCTATAAATGAGCCAAGATGTTTTCAACAAGAAAAATATGATGATTATATTAAAAGTATGATTAACACTATTAATTATATTAACAACAATGTTAAAGAAACATTTGGAAATATATCATATGTATATAGAAAAAATGATAAATATATTGAATATGAAAATGATGAACATTTAAATTTAATATTAAATACATCAAAAACGAATAGACTATTAAATTTTATCGATGAAACTTCAGGAGCAAAAAATTATCAATCAATATTATTAGATGATGAATATATTAGAAAAGGAACAGAACAAGATTGGCTTACTTTTGAAAATATTAAAAAATGTACAACATTAAAAGATAAAGTAGTTTGTGATACAGGATGTTTTAATGGTTATTTTTCATTTATGTCATTAAAAGATGGAGCTAAAAAAGTTATTGGAATAGACCATAATGCTCCTGCATTATCAATTTGTAATAAAATAGCTATTTATAATAATTATCATTTATGGGTTGATGGTAAAAAGAATGATGTTTCTTGTGAATATGGTATTCATTTTTACGAACATAAAATTGGAAAAGATTTAATTTTTGATGAATTAAAGACAAATCCAAAAATAGATATAATATTTGCTTTTAATTATTTACATCATTTAAAAAATGAACTTGGATTAGAAACATTTAATAATACTATAGATAGTTATTTTAAAAATTCAAAAGAAGTAATTTTTGAAATTAATGATTGTGAAATTGATGATATTGAAGAAATTTCATTAAAAAATAATTTCATATTAAAAAATAAAATAGAATCGCATCGTAAAACTTCATTTGGAAATAGATGGATTTTATACTATTCAAATTTTTAATTATAAATATAATTATATGAAAACTTATATATTTATTGATATTTTGGCAATTTTTACAAATAATATGTTAAATGAAGGATGTGGTGCAAGTGAATTTTAAGAACATTATTTGGCAAAATATTTAGCATTAAATTATCGTGTTTTATTTTTTTCTAAATATAAAAAAAATGAAATTATTAATAATATTGAATATTTACCATTAGAAGAATTAAATAATGAAAAATATCATATTAAAAATTCAATATTAATTGTTCAAAGAATGGTGCATTTATTAGCTAATTTTTCAAATAATAAAAGAATGCCTCTAGATTTAGAAAATTTTAATTTGAGAGATTATTATAAAAATAATAAAATAATAATTTGGTGTCATGATTTTATAACAAATGGATTAATAATTGGTGATTTTATAGAAAATGATAAAGATTTTTTTAGTAAAGATAATTTGATTAATTGTTTAGAAAATTTAAATAAAGATGAAAATTTAAATATTGTATGTGTAAGTAATTATCAAAAGGACAAATTTTTAAATTTATGTTGTGATAATGATTATGATTTTAATACAAATAAAATTAAAGTAATCTATAATGGTTTATATGAAGAATTTTTTGAAAAAACAAATTATATTAAAAATAAATATCAATTATGTTTTATTTCAAGTTGGTTTAAAGGTATTGATACAATATTAAAATTATTTGATGAATTGTTGTTAGAAAATAAAAATTATATATTATATTTAGCGAGTCCTGGTTATGATTCATTATGTAAAAATGAATCATATATAAATAATATTAAAGAAAAATATAAAGACAATGTCAAAATAATATCACAAATGGATAAATTATCTTTATCAAAAATAATTGGCGAATCTTTATGTTTAATAGGACCTAAATTTGAAGAAACATTTGGTTGTGTTTATCAAGAAGCATATTATTTAAATACAATGATTATTGCGGATCATTTATCAGGAGCTCCAGTTGAAATTATTAATAAAAATTCATTTATTGATTATAATAATAAAAATGAATTTGTTAATAAGATTATTTCACTTAATAGTAATATTGAAAATGTATGTTTAAAAGATGAATTATTTGGTAAAGAAACATTAAAAAAATGGAATAAAATATTATAATAATAAATATTATGTTGGCTGTAATTTATACTGGATTTTTTGGTGATATTGAAAGAAGTTTAAATAATTTAAAAATTAATATTAATTGTGATTATAAAATTTTTTATGTTACTGAAAACTATAATGTAAATAAATTAACAAATAAAAATTTAGAAAGAATAAATATTAAATGTTATAATAGAGAAGAACTACAAAAATTTGAACATTTTGGTGATAGTATTGAATGGTATAATAATAAAAAAATTATTAATGATTTTAATATAAAAAAAATCATTTTGTAAATAAAACAAAAAAATATATATGTTTTAAAGAATGTAAATATTCTGTATTTTATGATAATAATAAAAATGAAATTAGTGAACATGGTGTAAATAGTTTATTTTTACAATCATACCAATATTATTTAGCTTGTGAATTAATTGAAAATTATGAAAAGAAATATAATATACAATTTGATTATATTTTAAAATGGAGAGAAAGATGTTTTACTACAATTCCAATAAATTTAAATATTGTAAATAATAATTGTTATTTTATTAAATATTATTCAAATAAAAATTTTGATAATTTAAATTGGACAACTGAAGGTATTTTTTATGGTGATAAAAAAATATTAATTGATTTAATAAAAAATTGGATTAATAATGTTGGAAGTTTAAGACCTAATAATTATTTAATAAATGATATACAAATTGATCAAGATAATATTGATAGATGTTTTTCTCCCGAAAGACAATTTGCAATGTTTTTAAATAAATATTTTGATGATAAAAGAGATAAACTTAAATGGTGGGATGTTGTTTTAATTAATTCAATTATTAAAAATGAAAAAACATTAATCGAAAATCAACAAGAATATATTATAAAATAATTTTATATATTATATATATAATTATTATGATTATTGAAGAAAATGTTGGTGAAAGTGGAAAAATTATTTCAAATTTTATTAAACATAAAACTAATTTTTGTATAGGAAGATTGCAAGGAATTGAAGCGGATACTGTTAAATCATATTTAGAAAATAAAAATATATCAGAGCATTTAATAAATTGTATTCAACAAAACACAGGATTTTACTGTGATAAAAATAATTTTAATTTAATTTTATATGAATGGTGTGAAATATATTTATCTGCTTTAAAAAATTGCGATTTATTATATAGATTAGAATTTCCCACATGGGATAATATTGTCAAAGATTATTATAATAAAATATATGTTTTTTCTTGCGCTTCATTACATTTATGGATGCCTTCTTTAGAAGGAAAAACTATATTAGTAATAAGTCCATTTGAAAAAAGTATTAAAAATCAATTTCCGAAAAGAAAAAATTTATTTACAACTGGAAAGCAAAATAATTTTGAATATCCAGAATTTGATTTAATAACATTGAAAAGTCCAAATACTATAAAAGGTAATGAACCATTTCCACATAATAATTGGTTAGAAACTTTTGAAGAAATGTGTGAACATATAAAAAAACTTAAATTTGATATTGCTATTTTAGGATGCGGTAGTTATGGAATGCCATTGGCACATTATATTAAAAAAATAGGTAAAAGTAGTATTTATTCTGGTGCATATGCTCAAGTAATGTTTGGAATTAAAGGAAAACGCTGGGATATTGATGGTAATCCACATCGCTCATATTGGAATGAATATTGGGTATATCCAAATGATAGTGAAATACCTAAAAATAGTTTAGAAGTAGAGAATGGATGTTATTGGAAGTAGTATAAATTTTTAGTATATCATATTATTATTATATATAATAATATGTATTCAAAAATATTAGTTTATCAATATGGTAAAGTAGCATCGACTACTATAAGATGTAATGGGAATGGTAAATATTTTCCTGATGTTTGTATTGATTATGACACATTTATTATACAAACACATTCTCATTTTCTGGCTAAAGATGTTATTAATAAATATAAAAATATACAAAAATAGATATTTTATGTTATTCAATTATATAATATTTAAAACAATAATTCCAATGTTTTTTTTGTTAAATCATCTATTTTAAGATAATCTTTAACAGCATTTAATCTTTCAGCATTAGTATCAAAATTTTCATTATAATTTACTAATGTATATTTTTGAAAATATATATTATCATTGTATATTTGTTTATAAATTAAATAAGCATAATAATTCATTAAATAATTAGATGGGTGATTTTCTCTTAAAAAAAGTCTTTTGTTTTTATAATTATTTTTAATAAAATCTAATATTGGAACATCAATTTTAATATAATTTTTTAATCCATTTTCTCTTTTATATAAATTATCAAAAGATTTTTCAGAATTTTCTTCAATAATTTTTTTATCATAATAATTTTTATTATTTAAATATGGAAAATATCCATCATAATATAAACAATGAACTTTTAAAATATAACAATTATTATTTTTTAATTCTTCAATTTTATTATATGAATAAAACCATTTTCCTTCATAAAAAGGCTGTGTTATTATAATATCTGCATTTTTTATTAAATAATTTACTCTAGAACTTTCATTTTCTAAATCATAAACAATATTAAGATATTCAATTTTTTTTTTTAAATAATAAGCACAATAATCTTTAATAACACGCATTTGACAATTACCCATAAATAAAATATTTTCTTTTATTTCGTCATATGTTTGTATTTCATTATTATTTAAAGGTTCTGGTTTATTATAACATTCTTCAATTAAAGTATTATCAAATAACATTTTTGATTTAAACCAATCATAATTACATAATTTAACAGTTAATTTTTCTTCATTTAAAAACATATTAGGAACTCCTTTTCCATTTACAACATAATTTTCAGCCCATTTATTTCCTTCATTTGCTAATTTAACATATATATCTCCATTTGCTGTATCTATTAATTGTTCTTTTGTTGATAAATGAACTCCAATATGTTTCATTGTTTGTTTGTAATTACTAAATCCATAATGAATTATTTTAAAATCACAAGGTTCAATATTTTGAATATTAATTGGATATAACCTTTGATCGGCACCTATTTGTTCATTCATTTTTAAATTTTCATTATATTTCCATAATCTAACAAACCAACCAGCTCCTCCATATTTTTCACCATATAAAGCTCCATCCGTTCTATAATATATTTCACTTCTCCATAAATTTATTTGCTGAAAAGAATATGCATCTACATTATTATTGTATTTTTCTTTACAAAAATTGTTAATATTTTTAATACTTTGATTATCTAATATTTCATCACAATCAATCCATAATATCCAATCCGGTTTTTTTTCCATATTATGTATATAATTTAACATTTTTTGTTTATTAAATGTTTCTTTAATCCATTCATTTTTATTTCCTAATATAATATTATTTGTATATTTTTTTGCTAATTCTACACTATCATCTGTTGATTTATCATCATAAATTATTATATCATCAGCCCATTCTTTAACATTTTCAAGACATCTTTTTAAATTACCAGTTTGACTTTCATTAAACATTTGAATAAAAGCATAAATAATCATAATAATAATATATTATAATATAATTTTTTATAGTTATAAATTTTTATTTAGTTTCTAGTATTGTATTATCTTTAAAATTTAAGTTTAAAATACTGATTTCTATTTTAATGTTAGTATTTAAATCTAAATTGTTTAATTTAAATTCTTGATTGTTTATTTTTGTATTAATTTCAAAATAATTATTTTTTTTATATAATATATCATCATTAAAATAAAGAATATTTTTATTATAATATATTTTTATTAAATAATCAAAATTATTATATAATTCAGTCATATTATTATTTAAAATTAAATTTCCACCATTAAAAATATATTTAATATTTTCTTTATCAAAAATAATATTACATTTAACACTATTTATTTCATTATTAAATGTAATATCATATGTGTTATTATTATATAAATTTATTTTTCCATTTTTAATTATAATATTAAATTTAATTTTTTCATTTTTTATAATAGTTAAATACTTTTCAATATATTTTTTATTTTCTTCAATAAAAATTTGTTTATTATTTTCCCATTTTTTCATTATATTAGGATCAGTATATTCAAATCGTTCATGATGTTGATGAACAACAAAACAAGAATATTCAGCTAATATTGGATATGTATTTGGCTGAAGTGGAATTGGATAATAATGATAATTTATTTTATTTAAAATTATTTTTCTTACTAAATCATCATCATCAAAACATATTCCATCTTTATAAATTGATGAAAAATAATCAATTTCTTGTATTTTATTTTTATATATTGCAGTACAAAAATGAAGATAATTATTATTTAAATATTGATGAGAACACCAACCATTTTTTTCAGGAGGTAAAACACTGTCTTTTTTATAATCTAATGTAAAATTTAATAAATTTTTAATTTTATTAATATTCCAAAAATTTTCATCATTATTATTTGAATTTATTAAAACATTATCATGATTATATATTTTTTTATTATATAAAATTTCATATAATTTATCATTTTTATTATAATTATCTAAATAATATGAACAAAAAGCCATATAATCATTTTCTTTTAAAAGACAATTAACAGTTGTTAAAATATCACCAATATGACAACATTCTGGATTTTGTAATATACAAATTTCCCCTTTTGCTTTTTTTAAACCAATATTATATGATATACAAGGATTAATATATTCTTTATCTTTATTTTCAATAATTATTATTTTATTTCTATCATATTTTTCAAGCAAAAAATTTAAATCATCATCACAATCATTAACAATTATAATTTCAAAATTTTTGTGTTTTGATTTAAAAATTGTATCAATAGTTATTTCTACTTGTTTTTTTCTATTAATATAACCCATTACAATTGAAATCATTTTTTCATTGTTTTTTTCTTTAAAATTATTAAAAATATTTTTATAATAATCTACCCAAGATATTAATGGACCTTTAAAATTTTCATAATTTTGTATTTTATTTTTATAATTATGAAAATGTGTATATATTTTAGATAAATGAACTCCTCTAAACCAATGATAACCAATAATATTATTATTTTTAATTGAATAATCAATTATATCTTTTTGTTGATTATTTAAAAACATATTTCTTAAATCACCCCACCAATAATGATATACTGAATCTGATTGTAAATTTGAATAATTATTATTATTTAAAACTTTTTTAATATTATCATATAATCCAAAATAACTTTTCATTAAATCACCTCCAACTCCTTGATATGATGTTTTATTAATATTCTTTTTTGATAATTCATACATTTTTTTATAAAATGTATTATTTTTTGAACCCATTAAAAATCCAATATAATAAAAATCAATTGAGTCTGTTAATCCCTCTATTTCTTTTTGATATTGTGAAACAACAAATTCAATATCATCATATTCACAATTATATTTTTCAAAATCAGTTTTTTCTATATTATTGATAAACAGAATATCCATATCAGCCCAAACACCACCATATTCATGCAATATTCTCCATCTAAAAATATCACTTTTTAATACTTCGTTATAATTTTCATTTAATCCAAGATCAAAATAATCAATATTATTAATTTGAACATTTAAATGTTCTTTTAAATAATTATAATCTAAATAATCATCATCATTATAATCTAAAGTATGTGGTGGAATTACTTCTTGAGACTCCCATTCTATATTATTTTTAAATTTAATATTTGGTCTCCATAATATTATTTTCCAATCCGGATTATTAAATACAGCAGATTTTATTGTCAAAGATGTTAAATAATCAAATTTACTATCATCCCAATAAAAATGTAATATTTTTGGTATTTTTTCAGGAAACATATACTCTATTTTATCCGATAATATTTTTTTAATGTTTTTATTATCAAATAATTTTTGATTATTATAATATTCTTTATTAAATATTATAATATCATTTTGTTTATTTTTATAAATATTATTTTTAAATTGCATATCTAAATTTTTGTTTTTTATATTTTTATTTATTGCTATACAATCAGTTACTTTATTATTTATAATTTCATCTAAAATATTTTCATTATGTATTATTGATATATCTTGAAAAATTATAACATCACTTGATATGTTATTAACAGCTTCATCAATACTTTTATATTCAAAAATATTATTATAATTATTATTAATTTCACCTTTATTAATTATAACATTAATATTAATATTTTTATAAATTGTTTCTAAATTATCAATCATTTTTTTTAATTTCTTATTTTGACCATTAAAAAAACAAATAAAATTTAAATTATTATTGTAATATTTTAATATATAATTATTTATTGTATTTAATTTTTTATTATTTAAATTATAATCAAAATTATTTAAATAATTTAAATAATTCTTTGAAATTTTATTTCCATTAAACCAATGTATTCCAATATTATTATTTAAATTTAATTCCAAATTTTTATTATATAATTTATCTATTTCATTATAATGAATTGGAAGGTAATATTCTTCATTACATACTTTTAAATTTTTAAATATATCTAATGAATCTAAATCTTTATAATAATATTTATTTCCTCCACACCAAGATGCTTCACAATTACATCTTAATTTTGTATAAGGAAATAATTTAATAAACATGTGACTTCCTAAAGATTGATAATTAGTTTTATCATAAAAATTAATTAGTTTATTATTTATATAATTAAAGAATTCATTATTTCTTTTTGTTAAAAATAATCCAATTGGATAATAAACATTAAAATGATTTTTAATATTTTTAATATCATTATGTTTTTCTTTTTTATGACCACATTTACAAATTATATCATTTTCATAAAGATTTTCTGATATTTCAAATTCATGTTCTATAACATTATTTAAATAATCTTTACATCTAAAAATAACAGTTTCTTCTTTAAAATTCATTTTTTCTTCAATACTATTAGTATATATTATATCAAAATCACTCCATAACCCACCATATTCTTCTAAAATATAATATCTAAAATAATCACTTTTTATAACTTCTGAAGCCTCATTATAAAATCCAATTTTATCCAAATCTATTTTTTTAATAACAACATTATTTATTTTATATAATTCATCAAAATAACATTTACCTATATATTTTTCTTTTTGTTCTTCTGTAGTCCATGATATTTCATTGGTTTTATGTGTAGGTGTAAATACAATTATTTTCCATTCTGGATTATAATTATTAAAACTTATTACTGTTAAATAATTTAAATATGCTAAAGGAGAACCATCCCAATATAAAAATAATAATTTTGGATAAATAAAATCATTTCTTTCATGTATTTTTTTATTTTTTTTATAAAGTTCTTCATTTTTATAAATTATATCTTTATTACATTCATTTTTCTCTTCAATAATATCAAAATAATTTATTTCATTAATTTCTTTTATATTAAGTTTTAAATTATATTTAACATTTAGTTCTAATTCTTCATAATAATAATAATTTTCATTTGTATATCTTTTATCAAATCCACCTAATAATTCCAAATTTTTTTTATGAACTGTAAAACAAAAATATTTATTATTTTCAAAAAAAGAATTAAAATTATAAAATTCATTATCTTTTAAATTTTCTAAAATATAATTAAATATATTATTAATATGTACAATCTCTTCTTTTTGACATATAATAATTTTGCCTTTTGAATTTTTAAAACCTTCATTAAATAATTCACAATCATTTGTTTTATCACTTTTAATACTATTAATTGAAAAATCAAAATTTTTTATTTCATTTTCAATATTATTATTTGATACAATTACCACTTCAAAATTATAAATATTACAATAATTTTTTTGAAAATAATTTAATGTTTTAATTAATTCTGTTTTTTTATTTGAATATTTAATAACTACCGATATATCAACATTATCTTTTTTCTCTAATAAAGTTGTTTCATTTTTAATTATTGTTTCAATATCTTCCACACTTTCCCACTTTAATCCATTCATACTATTATTATTAATTGTTTTAATTCCCATACTATACATTTCATTTTCCATTAAAAATAAACCTTCACCATTACTTACTCTTAGACCAATAAAACATTTTTTATAAATTTCAATCATTTTATCATAACTAATATCCATTTCATTACTATAAATATAATTATAATTTGGATTTCTTTTAACTAATTCATCTATTATTTTTTTACCATAATAATGTGGTTTATTATTATTAAATCCATTATTTATAAAAATACTATTACCCCTGTTTTCAACACTTTTAAATATTTCATTATCAACTAAATTGATTTTAATATTTATATAATCATAATAACCATAATATTTTAATCTACAACAAATATTTTCAGAACTACATAAAATATATTTATTATCTATTTTATCAAACTCTTCTTTAAGTTCTTTATCACTAAATAAAATATCAACATC